CCCCACGTAGTGGGGGTCGGGTCTGCGTCCGGACCGAACTACATGTATACGGAATCTGTCACCCCTATGGGTCAACAGTTTAAAATCCCGCATGTGTGGTTCGGAACGGTAACGCAGTTCGGCATAGCCGGACTTTAACGAAGGTGTCTTCTCATGCCGCGTGGTACAATTAACAGATCCTATCCCGACGAACTGGTTATCGATAGCAATATCGGTTACAGCAAGTGGGGTGGACCCTTCCATTACGAGAGTGGCTTTTGGGCCCCTCGTGGAAAATTGTACAAGCAGTATGCGATTTCTGGTGACCATCACGGGCCTACTCCGTACTCTATGGAGGAAACCTTTGTGACATCTGATACGCCTCGGCGTTACAGATACTTGGTCCAAAACCCATATGACGGTGTGATTCAGGACTCCATTTACACGGAGTACATCAGTCGCAAAGTCACGAACCCTTTATTCTGGAACTTTCCAGATGCATACTTGACGCAAGTCTCGAATGCGGGCTCTCGAAGCATTACCACTGCATTGAATAACCTTCGTCAGAAGGACTCAATGGAGCTTGGTGCTGCTGTGGGTGAAATCAAGAAGACGGGTGATATGCTTGCGTCACCTGCCATTCAGCTTTGGAAAGGCATGCTAGCCGCCAGAGCGGGTCGCTGGGGAGAGATTCCCGGTCACCTTGGCATGAACGTACGCGACGTGTTGTACGGGCGTTACCCAGCTAACAAGTGGCTGGAGTACCAGTACGGTTGGAAGCCCCTGGTTTCCGATTGTTACTCTGCCTACGGCAGACTGTTCAATGCGGCTCAAGAGGATCCCACTATCTACGGATCGTGTCGGTCCCCGGTTGAGTATTCCACTCAGTCGGAGGGCTATTATACGGTCAAGTCGAAGTGGAGCGGCGGCGTATCTTGTAAGATTTGCGCCGTGATCCAAGGGTCTTGGCTTCGCGAGATGGAGTCTTGGGGTCTTACAAACCCCTTGTCCATCTCATGGGAGCTGATGCCCTTCTCGTTCATGGTCGATTGGGGTATCCCGATCGGCAATGTCTTGAGTGCCCTAACCGCAACAGCGGGCCTTCAATTTCAGTGGGGTTACGTGTCGACTAAGCGTCATGGCCTCGTTGAGGTCACAACGCCTTATGCCGACCCGGGCTACGAATGGGGAGAAACCATTATTGACGCCGGTCGCTTTGCATTCCAAAAGACTGCATTCGATCGAACGTTAACTGGTGGCTTTCCACTTCCACAGCTTTACGGGGAGCAATCCCCGTTCTCCACTGCTCGGATTAAGAATGCAATAGCTATCGGCAGGCAGCTCTTCACAGGGCGGCCTTAAGATGCGAATGCGTTCTCTTTCCGCGTTCTTGGTTCTCGAGCCGAGGACAACCTCCGGAGACAATCCCGTCCTGGAGTCCTTCAGCCTGGTTGACCATAGTGTATCCGGTCACCTGGAGACAATGTATGCCTCAGTTGAATACCATCGTCCTAAACGATGGAACCACGGACCACTCGTTTCAACCGCGTGGTGTCGACGCCAACGGCGTCGCTTCGTTGGCTGAGTCTTCGGGTATCCCCATTGGGGATTCCCGTTTGACGGTATCGCGTTCCCGGACTAACCAGGGACGCGAAAAGGTGGTGATCAAAATGACCGTTCCGGTCGTGATGACAGCCACCGTGAACGGGGTCTCGGACCCTACGATTGTGCGATCGGCTTACGCCGATATCACTTTCTCGTTCGACGGAAAGTCAACGACCGCCGAGCGCAATAACATGCGCAAGATGGTCTATGACCTCCTCGGTGATTCGCAGACCTTCGGGTCGGCGGTCATCGGTGACCTCGAAACCTTGTTCTGATGAACAGGTTTGGGCCGGTCAATGATGTCACGGTTTTGGCCATCCTCGGATGGCTCATTTATCGTGGTGTCGTGTCCGGTCTTTCTTTATCCCTGACCATAAGGCCAGGAGATTCCATGAATGGAGAACCACATGGGCAACCGTCAAGGTCGCGGAACATACCAGTTCCGAAACCCGTCTCTGCCGAACGATTTGACAGAAATACTTCGGAAGAAAATTGAAGACCTACCGTCATCGGTCAAGACCGATTACTTAAAGTCCCAGATTTTCTCCAAGTACGTGTCGAAAGACACGGATCCTCCTCAAGTTCGAGCTACACGCGCCGAGTTTAAATGGCTCTGCGCTGAGCGAGATAATGAGGCAACAACCGATCGTCTAATTTTAACCCCCGAGGAATATCAGATTTTACCTCGGGTGACGTATCGGCGGTTTATGGATCACTGTCGCGGCGTTATTGCTCGCATCATCGGGGAATACCCTCCTGTTGACGCCCTCATCGGGTCGTTTTCGGGTGGAGCCTCCACGAGTCGTTCGCGTACTGACAGCCATCCGGCCAGTAAGTACGTCGGCAAAGCACATGTCACTCAGCGCCTTAAGGACTCGTTCTATAGAGCAATCTACGACGAGATACCTTTGTGGTTCTGGGAAGGGCTTGATTTCAACTACACCGTTGAGGTTGTGCCTGGCAATGTGATGTTCACCGTACCCAAGAAAACCGATATTGACCGGGTTGCTGCGAAGGAACCCGATATCAATATGTTTGTCCAGAAAGGTTCAGGCGACTACTTCCGTAGGCGCCTGCGCCAGGCCGGTATAGATCTGAACGATCAAAGTCGCAACCGCGACCTAGCCCGTATCGGATCCTTGGATGGCAGTCTCGCCACGCTTGACTTGTCGAGCGCTAGCGATTCTGTCACAACTGAGTTGGTATTCCAGTTGCTTCCAAGTTATTGGTTCACTCTGCTTGACTCCGCTCGGAGTCATACCACCAAGTTACTAGATGGTGGGACACATCGGAACCAGATGTTTTCATCGATGGGCAACGGTTTCACATTCGAGCTGGAGAGCTTGCTCTTCTACGCTCTTATGCGAACCACTGCTTACTTGACTGGAACACCTGGAGTCGTCTCCATATACGGCGATGATATCATCATACCCACGGAGATGGCCGATCTGGCCGTCTACGTCCTCAACTACTTTGGCTTTCAGGTGAACCCTGATAAGTCGTTTGTTGAGGGCCCGTTCCGGGAATCATGTGGTGGACATTATCACCTTGGGGTCGATATCACTCCTTTCTACGTGAAGGGACCAATTGAAACCATACCAGACGTCATTCATGTGGCTAACAGCCTACGTGAATGGGCCCGATCGAAGACTTGGGAGCCCTGCCAGCTGACAGAGCCCTTAGATCCTGACGTCGAGGAAATCTGGTTGTGGTTGAAAGGGTTTGTCCCTCGCATTCTTTGGGGTGGTGCAGACACTTCGTTTAAATACCAGCTTGTCAGCAATGACGTTCCGATTTCGCGCCTCTATGAGGAGCATAAGAAAAAGGATGCTGGTTATGGCGGGTATCTGCATTGGCTTAATGCCACATGGGCACGAACAGAAGTTACTGAGGCTGTGGTGACTTCTCGTCACTCAGTCTCGCGGAACCGTTTCCGGGTCCGTCCTGTTCGTGATCGTACGGTGCCACGTCTAGCCGCTCTGTTCTCACACGAGTTCGAGTGACAGCCGTGAACTAGGCGGGACTTATCCCGCCCGTCCCTAGTAATAGGGGCGTGGGTCCACTTTAGGTTTG